TTTTAAAAAAATATTTTCAACGCTATTGCCGAACGTTTTTGTGTCGATAAAATTAAAAACGATCAACGTGTTAACCGCTGACCGATAAAGGAGGTATTGTGAAAGATAGAATCAAAAAACTTCGGAAACTGCTTGAATTATCACAAGCGGAATTCGCTAGAAAAATCGACGTAAACCCTTCAACTATCAGCGTCTGGGAACGCGACGGAAGAGTCCCCGACGCGAAAATAAACGATATTTGTCGGGCGTTTAACGTTAATAAAGATTGGTTGCTCACGGGGCAGGGAAATCCGACTGCGCCAAACGACAAAGAACTTTTCCAAGAAAAAATGAATTCGCGGTTGCGATCGTTGCGAAAAAAGCTCGGAATGACGCAAACGGAATTTGCGGCGCGTTTAAAAGTATCAATGCAAACCGTCGTGAATTGGGAAAAAGACGGAATTATAAACGACCAAAAAAAAGAATTGCTTCTTGCGTCGTTTAACGTCAATCCCGACTGGCTCGAAAACGGCTCAGGCGAAATATTTTTATCGGGTTCCGAACCGGCAAACGAATTCGAAAACGCACGACAATTCGCGGTGCGAAATGGTTGCGACGAAATAACTTCCTTGCTTTTCGAACGCTTTATGGAATTGTCGGAAGCCGACAAAAAAGCGTTCGAGACGTTTCTTTCAAAACTGCTTTCGCAACGAGTTAGGGAAGCCGCCGACAAGAAAAACGCGTCGGAACAAAGCGAATCGCAAAACATATATCGTGACGTTTACACAATTAGCAATACGACGTTTAATCAAAACAACTATAACGAATAGACGAAAGAAGCCGATTTGTTCGGCTTCTTTTTTTTCTATCTTCTTTCGGATAACAACTTCCGAATTTCTTTTTTAAAACGACTAATGGCGATCGAAATTCTCGGTTCACTCAATCCGTTTTCCTTACCTATTGCCAAAAGTGTCTTTCCGTTAATCCATTCTAAAATCCACGCTTGCTCTCGTCGCGGAAATAATTTTAAAATAGTTTCTATTGCGTCTCTAACCTGTTCTTCCGTTACTCTTACGAGTCTATTTTCTTTGTCGATATAAGTAAAAACCTTTCCTTTCCTTTCACTTAGCCAACGTCGATACGACGGCGCGGAATCTTTAAAATCCGCCGTAACCGAATCGTCGTCGAGGCTTAGAATAACCGGCATTTCAATTCCTTGCCGTTGATAACAACGAATGTGCGTTTGTTCTCGGAATAGATCGATTAGTCCGTAACGTACTTTCCAATAGTATTCTTGCGGCGTTTTTGCTTCTTTTTTGCCGCGCTTGCTTAGTGCGATTATATATGCGTCTTGCAGTGTATCGTAATAGACTTGCCGAGCGTTTCGTCTAGTTTTTAAAACCGAATGTACGGCTAACCTGCACGCTTCTTTGACTTCCGGCGTTAGATCGTCCATCCGTTGCTCCTTTTTTTAAAAAAAACGCGCCGAATCTTTCGGAATCGGCGCGTCACGTTTATGTAAAATCAATGGAATTCACGGATTACCGGAATCTCATCGTGCACCAGTTACGTCCCGAAGCGTCGCGAAAACAACCGATTCCAACGCGGGTAAAGTAAGGATTCAAAAGGATTTCGCGGTGTCCTTTGTCGCTATGTTCCCATTGGAAGAGCGCGTCGTCAACGCCGAAGCCCCAATTTTGTGCGACGATTTCGTTATAACCGGCGGCGTGATAAAGAGCGCCCCGACCGCCGCGCCAACCGCACCACGCGGAACTCATCGCTCGCGAATGAGATAAACAACCAGCGTCGAGAGCCGCGTCGAATTTCAACGCCGGAAGCCCATATTTAGCACGCAGTTCGTTGACTTTCGACAATTCGCTCACGGCCACGCGGAGCGGCGAGGACGCAACTTTCAACGCGGTTTTCGCGGCGGTTTTAATCGGACAAGTAGCGCAATTCTTCTCGCACGTATCGCACGAGATAGTTTCGACTGCTTTAACCGCGCCGCAAGGTTCGCAAGCCGGTTCCGGAACTTCTTTAACCTCTTGTTTTTCTTCTTCGTACTCAGCCGAAGGAACTTCGGAAACCGATTCGCAAGGGCGCGGAACTTCAATCGGATGCACGGCTTCGCACGGCTCCGGATTGGAAACCGGCGCGACGGCGTAATCTTCACGAAGCGCACAATTTCCGTTGCAAACGCGAGATCCCGTATACGATTGGAAATAATCCGAATACGAATACGAACTTCTGGTCTGACAAGAGGTTCCGTAGCAAGTCGAGCACGAACGGCAACCGCCTAAAAATCGACCGCCCCACGCGTTCGCGTCTTGAACGCCAACCGCGAAAACGAAGAGCAAAGCCGTTAAAAGGCTGTATTTAACGATTGATTTTTTGTCCATAATAGGTCCTTTCCGTCGGGTAACTTCGCCCGAACTTTTCGTGATAGGTTTTGATCTCTTCGTAGCGCGCACGTTCATCGCCGAAGAGCTGCGGTCCCAACGAGATGTCCTCGGGTGCGATTGGTTCATATTCGCCCGGTCTTTCAAGCGGTTTGTTGCCGAAAGACCAAAACATATATGCGCCGTAACCCGTGTAGGCTCTTTCACCTCGAACGATTCCGGCTTCTTTCGCTTTCACGAGTTTACGTCGAACCGTTTTCTCATCGAGGTGAGAAATTAGAACCGCTTGTCGCGTTGTAAAGTACGAATTGCCAAACGCTTCCTGCCAAAGGTCATAATACGAATCATAAAATTCGTATTCTATATCAACCAAAGCAACCTCCGATCTTTCTGAATGTTAAACGCTTCCTTGCGTTTCCGAAATCGAACCGACGAGCGATTGAAGAATCGCTTGTTCGACTTGTTTTTCAGCGGAAGATCGTTCTTGCTTTTGGCGACGATTAGCCGCTTGCCACGCGGCACGGCTTCGCGCTCCGTCCAACGTTCCAAGAAGGTAGAGCGCATAAGGATTTCCGTTGAGATTTGCGAGCCGTCGCGCAAATTCTTCGTGTGTTCTAGTGAACTGCATAACTATGTCCTCCTGTGAGATATAGTATAGCGTCAAATAGTATATTTTCAAGTCAAAAAATATAAATTTGTAAAATAGTAGGATTAAATAAAATCAAAAATAGAAAATAAAATAAAAGGAAATAAAAGGGAATTATTTTTTTAATAATCGACTTATTTTTTGACTCTGTAAAAACCAGTGTTAAACGCTTCCAAGAAATGAAAAAAATGTTTTAATTTCCAAAAAGTATTTTTCGATTTTTTGTCGAAAAATAATAAAATTTTTCTTTCGTCCTTCGGAGACTTCGATATGGCAAACGAGCAATATTTGAATCTTTTACCGCTTTGGCAAATTGTCGGCGATTGTTACCTCGGCGTGGAAGCGATCAAAGATATGAAACGCGCCTACGTTTATCTTCCACCGCAACCAGCGGAACGAATCGAGATCAATCGTCACGCCGGCGAATTCGAAACGACTCGTTATGCGTTCCGAAAACGAATTGCAACCTACGAGAATCTCTTTAAACCCACGATCGACGATATTTGCGGTTTAATGCAAAAGAACAAGCCGCGTATTCACTTCGGCGCGGCTGACGACGAAGAATCGCCGCAAGAAGTTCGTGATATGGAATGGCGCGGAAACCGCTATAACGACGGCGTATATGGTTTAAAGACACGAGTTAACGCGGCACAAGCGTTATATGGAAGATATGGTCTTTTGCTCGACGTTGTAACCGACGAGGACGGTTTGCAACCTCAGTTTTGTATAACGGAATATACAGCGCCAACAATACTTGACGGCGATTATTGCGAAAATCAAAACGATTCTCGGAAGCGCATCCGGTGGGCGTTACTCGATGAAACGACAAAGAGATTCGACGAAGCAACTAAAACTTGGCAAGCGTTGCCGAAGTGGCGGCTCGTCGCGCTCGACGCGGATAAACGATATTATACTGCGACTTTCGCCGGAGACGGAATCGCCGGTCAATGGGCGGAATTCAAGATTGACGAACCGAACGAAGCTCTGTGCGCTAGTTTAGTTTATCCTAAATTCAGGGACACGGAACTAGATTTCGTGCCGTTGACGATTTGCAACGTAGATCGACTCGGGCTTGAATATTGGCAAGCGCCGCCGTATCTGGACGTTGCACAAGTTACGATCGGGAATTATATCGTCGATTCGTGGTATAAAATGGCGCTCTATCAATTCGCAACTCCCACTTTGTCAATAACAAACGCGATTAAAGACAAAGACGATATTCGGCTTGGCGGCGTTCTTTGGCTAAAATCGGCGGGCGGTTTACCTGCTTCGGCGCAAATACTTGAAACGTCCGGAAGCGGATTGAGCGAACTTCGGAATGCAAAAGAAGAATTAAAGGCGAGCTTGAAATATTCGTCGATCCGCGATCTTCTCGACGGCGCGGGCGCGAATAGTTCCGGAGACGCGCTAAAACTCAGAACCGCTTCGGGAACCGCCGCTATTGCGACAATGGATAAAACCGGCGCACGCGCTATTGAAGAACAAATAATTTATGCGGCGATATGGGCGGGTGCGACTTATGACGAAGCCTATAAACGAATTACTTTTGAATCGGATACAACCTATCTCGGGCAAGAGTTTCAAATTCAATCGGTTGTGGCGTTTATCAATGCGAACAAAGACACAAAACTTCTTTCGAAGCAAAACGCCTACGCAATTCTCGAAAAGACGTTCCCCGGTGTCATTACAAACTTTGAGGACAACGAAGAGCAACTTATTTCGGACGAGGACGGGCAATTCGCAACTCCTTCTACCAATGCAATTCTAAACGCCTTAGCGGGCGTTGGGAACGGCTCTAATGGCAACGAAGAAAAGAGCAACGAAGAATCCGAAGCGCAATAAAGCGCGAAAAGATTCACAAATCGACGTTCAAAAATACGCTCCGTTCATTAAAAGGATCGCGAGTCGATATGCGCCTTATTTCTTCACGGAAGAAGAACTAGAATCGCTTGCGTGGGAAGGCGCATTACGCGCCGTCGGTTCCTATAACCGAAGAAAAGGCGCGACGTTACGAACGTGGATTTTTACAAAAGCAAACGGCGCGATTAAAGACGCTTTGCAAAAAGAACAAATACGCCGCGAGCGAGAAACGCAAGGCTCTTTGACGATCTTTGAAACGTACCGAACAAAAGACGAATCAAGCGACGTCGAAGCCGATGAACAAAGAAAAGACTTTGTAACCGAAGCTCTTGCAACGATTGACGAACGCACGCGAGATATTATCACGCGGCATTTTTACGAGGGGCAAACGCAAGCGCAAATCGCAGCGGCGATTGGTATTTCGCAAAGCTGGTGTAGCCGTTTATATAAACGCGGAATGGCGCAACTTAAAATCGAACTTTTGAAATTAAAAGCACGTTAAAATGGCAAAGAAAAAAGCCGAAAAGACTGTATTCGATGATCTTTATGATTATCAAACTCGTTTGCAAGGAGTAGCGAACGACCTCGGCTTTCGTCTTTCCGCTCTGTTATTTACGACCGACGCGAAAGTCTTGTCTCTTTTACGAAAAGAATTGCCGAAATATAAACGTGGTGCGCTCGCGGAACTAAAACGTTTAGAAAAGATAGTTAGAAAAATCGAAGCGGTTCGGAAACCGTCTTATTCAGCGGCAAAAGATTTGATTTTTGAAACAAGCGCGAGCGTCGTGCAAGCCGCAACCTCTGAAACGGCAAAGGAATTTAATCGCTCTATTGCCGAGCAACGCCGACAAATACGCGAAAAACTATTTTGCAAAGAACTAACAAAGGCACAACAAGATTCTATTATTGAAGGGCAAGGAATCGACGGAGCCACAATTTCCGACTGGTTTTGGCGATGGAAACGCGATGATCTCGAACGTCTATCCGCTTTAACGAAAAAGGCAAGCGTCGAGCAAATGTCGCTTGCCGAAATTACACGAGCGGCAAAAGGTTCGATCGAAAACAATTATGCCGACGGCGTTTTCACGGAATCTAAAATAAGCGCCGCCCGAATGGCGAGAACGATTGTCAACGGCGTTTCAAATAACGCAAGAGTCGAAACGATTGTGCAAAATTCCGACGCGATCGACGGCGTGAAATTCGTCGGAACGCTCGACGGAAAAACGTGTCCTTATTGCGCTTCCTACGACGGCTATATATGGCGCGGCGACGCAATAGCCGAAGCGCGGCGACCGCCGATTCACCCGAATTGCCGGTGTTGTCTTATTCCGTATATCGAACTTAAAGACGACGAAGGAAACGTCGTCGATATTGACGGAGAACGACCCGCCGCAAACGCTGATTTCGATAAACTTGCGCAAGACGCATACAACGAACGCGCTCGGGAAAAAGGCTGGAAACGACGTTGGAACGATCTTTCGCCGTCAACTCGATTGAAGTATTACTATCAGGCGCAAAAGGATTTCGAAGCGGAGACCGGAAAACCCGCTTATCGACAAGTGTCAGGGAATTTGACGTTTCAAGAGTATTTTAATCGGCAACCGAATTCTTTTAAACGCGCTTGGCTCGGCGCGAAACGGTACGAACTCTATCAATCCGGAATCCTTAAAGAAGAAAACATTTTCAAACCTGATTTGACGTATCAGGTTAGCGTTGAATCGCTCGTTCGGGACGGCTTCCGAAGTATAACGCAAGAAACGATTGGAGAATTGCCTAAAAACACGCCGGTCATAACTTACGAAAAGATAGAACCGAATTTCAAAGGTTTTAGTCTCGACGATCTCGACGCGTGGAAAAACAATTTGTTAAAGTTAAACCCGACACAATTTAATGAACTAATGGCGGAACTTGAAGCGGCGGAAAAAGAAGATTTGAAACGAGTTAACGAGGCGGAACCGAAAAATGAAAAATTATAATTCTTTCGAAGAAGCGGTCGCCGAATGGGAAGCGAACAAAAAAGAGATCGTTGACTATTATTTCGCTCTCCGAAAAGTAGCGGAAGAAGCACGGAAAGAACTCGAAAAGAACGATCCCGTATATACCAGAGAAAAAATATTTTTTAGCGTTTCGACTGCGACTTTCAATCACGATTTTTCTCCGTTCGATATAGTGGCGATTAAACAGGTTATGAAAAACGCCGCTTATAACGATTATGCGGAAACATTAAATGTTTTCCAACAATGGATTTCGGGAGCGCTTAGCGCAATAAGCGCAAAAGAACCGAAAAAGGAAGATTTTTTTTCGTCGTCTAACTTTTCAAACGCGCACTTATTGTGGGAATTAGAAAATGGATATATAGAAGATTATCAAAAGAATTTTGAGTCAAAGTTAGAACAAAGCAAAAAAGAACGAGAAGCCGCTGACCCCGTTTATACTAAACAAGACTTTTTCTTCTCCGTTACCACGCCGACGTTTCATCACGATTTTAAGCCGTTGGAAGTATATTCGATAAAAAGCGTGATGAGTAGTGCGACTTACGACGACTATAATAAAACGCTAGAAGAATTTTGGAAGTGGGAAACGACAGCGGTTCAAGATCATAACGCAAAGGAACCCAAAAAAGAAGATTTCTTTTCCGAATCCAATTATCTAAACTCTTATAAACTGTGGAATTCCGACCACATTCTTATAGAAGATTACAAACAAAATTTTGAAACATTCGTTGAGAATAGTAGAAAACAAAGAGCCGCCGCCGATCCCGTCTATGTTCCAGTAGATTATAGTTTTCAATCTAGTATTCTCGGCATAACGTTAGACAAAAACGCCGCTATTTCCGAAAGTCTGTTTTCGCAATATGATAAAAAAGACTTGGAAAACGTGTTGCTGAACGAGTTACAACAAATTCCCGATATACAAAAGATTGAAAACAACGAACCTAAAAAAACCGACTTCTTTTCGCCTTATAAACTTATCGCGGCGCAACTCGAATGGAAAGAAAATTTAGATAATGCACGCGCATTTTTCGACGAAATTAAAAACGCAATAACGCAAGCGATCCCGAACGCGCAAGCTACAAAAGCGAAGAAACAACGAAAACCGCGAAAAACTCGTGCGAAAGCAGAAGATAATAAACAAGATCAAGAAGATTATTTAAAGAACTTTCCTCAGTCGCTCGACGAACTCAAAGTTATTTCGCGACTTGGCGGAAGTACCGGCGCCGAATTGGTCGAAGCGGCTGACGGGACGCGATACGTTCGAAAAAGCGGCAACAATGAAGGTCATATCCGAAGTGAATGTTACGCCGACGCTTTTTATCGTGCGGCGGGAGCAGACGTTCCGGAATTCAAACTCTACGAAACAAAAGACGGCCCGGTCAAACTTTCTCGATATTTCGAAGGGACAAAGAGTTTGAGCGAATGGTGGAGTTCGGCAAGTTCGCAAGAGCGTGAAGATATGAAGGTTAAATTGCGCGAGCAATATGCCACCGACGTTCTTCTCGGGAATTGGGACGTTGTAGGCGCTGGCGCGGACAATATTTTGATCGATAAAGACGGCAAGCCGTGGCGAATTGATAACGGCGGCGCTTTGGCTTATAGAGCGCAGGGCGCAAAGAAGAAACACGAAGAGTGGGAGAACGGCTTCGTTGACGATCTTTGGACAATGACCGGAAACGGGCAAAGAATCGGAAATAGTAGTAGCGGAAATCTTCCTAAATACTTCGGGGATATGGACGTAGGCGAGATTGCAAAAGCGATAAACGACCGCGATTGGACAAACGCGCTTGAACGACTTCCCGACGATCAAAAAGAGATTGTCAAAAAACGACTTGAAGAAGTGCGGCAATTAGCCGAACGCGCCGAAGGTTTTATAAAATCTGGATATACACGCGAAAGCACACTGGAAGTTCTGGATTATTCGTATTTGTACTGCAAAGAAGGTTTGCGCGAAGCTCTTTCGTTTACCGTCGATTTTGAAAATAAGAACTACGGCTGGTTTCGACTTTCATCTTCGAAAAACCCAGTATCTAATAAAGATAAAGATTCCGCGCTTCAAGACAAACTCAAAGACGCACTTATTTCGATCAATCACCACGCAAAAGACGGAACCGCGCCGAACAAGGCAAAAGTGGACGCGGCGTTAGCATTAAAACCTGAATTGGAACAGGCGGTTGCGAATAATATTCAAAACGCGCAACATTATCTTGATATTATAAACGCGATTGAACAAGCCACCGCAAATAACACGGGAACGCAGTTTTACGATACGACTCTTCCAATGTATGCTACGCAAAAGCAACCACAAAACACAGCGGCGCAAGGGTTAGACAAACGATTCTCTTGTTTTTCCGCGTATTTGCGCGACAAATTAGGAGACGAAGCGGTTGACGAAATCGAATACCGATGCGCTAAACAAGGCAACAATTCGTACTTAAACGTGCCGACGTGCGTGACAAAAATCTTGCGGCTAAGAATGCAGGGGTTTGATATTCGTAATTATAACGACTGCTTAGAGTTTTATAACGATATAGTTAAAAATAAAAAAACGGGGTATTATTTAGGCGACCCGAATGGATACGGACCGACTGCCGACCAATATTCTTACATAGAATCCGCGTTTGACAAATTGAAAAAAGATATAGCGCTGTATAATAAACGATATGACGAAATGGTTCGGTATAATGCGGCGTTGCAAATCGGTTTGGAAAACTGCGACTTCCCCGGAAACGACAAAAAAAATCGCACCGTACTTTTGGGAAGAACCGAAGAGGACAAAGTAGTGTTTTCGAACGGAAGAATTTCGCCGGGCGACAAATGCAAACATTCAACGGGCGTGAATGAATCGCATTTCGTATATAAAACGGTAACTGTCGGCAATTATGAACTTACAATGGTTGAAGTCCCGTGGCCGCGAATTAACGGCTACTTTATGATGAGAGCAGGCAGAAATTACGATGAAACAATGTACCTAACTGACACCGAGAACGAAGTAAGCGCAGATACGCACGGACTTCCGATCTATTATATCCAAGGCAATATCAGCGCAGGAACGCCTATAAAATCATTTATCCCTGAATTTAACAAAGCAAGAAAAGCTAATCCGTAAAATGACAAAAACTTTGATCGATTGGAAAGTTTCGAAATTAGACCTTTTCGACGGGAAAGACAGCGGTTTCGACGCTTATGTGTATTGCGACGACTTTGGAGAGATTTTGTCTATGACTCCAATCTACGGCGATTCTATCCGTGTTGAAGGCAAAGGTTACGTTACTCTGATAACCGGAAGAATTCCGGCGGTGCGCTTGTATCAATACGTTAGCGCGATTTTCACGCGAATTTCGGAACAAGACGAAGCCAATGCAGAGTTTAGGGAAAACGGCTTGCGAATTAAAAAAGAACACGCCGAAAAAGTAAAAGAACTAGAAAAAGAAAACGCCGGGAAAAAAGGCGAAGTGTCTATTGAAACGATACTTACCGACGAAAGAATCTTGCGAGCGTTTATTCTTTTTTACTATGAAAAACTCAAAGGGTTGAAGGAAAAACAAATCGCCAAAACGATAGAAAACGCAAGTTCTTGGAGTAAAAAACAAGCACGCGAATGGCTGGAACGGAACGGATTTAGCACAATCGGAAACTTTTATCAGGAACCGGTAAACCCGAAAGAAGAAAATTATCTCGCGAATCCTTCTTTGCTTTTATCGCCTTATTGGGAACCGACACGAAAGTAAGGACTTCCGCGTCGGTCTTTTGAAAGAAGATTAGATTTTTAGAGGCTAACCTCAGCGTTGTAACGATATATAATATTCCCGTCGTCGTCTTTGCCGTCCGGAACCAAAATTCCTTCATACATTGTATAAGGCGACTGTCCGTTTTGTGGATTGTTCCACACATAACGCAAAAAATCCGCCATTGACATTCCGTAGAATTTCGCCGCTCTTTCCGAAGTGTTTGTATTATAACCTTCGGTTCGTCGCCATTCGTAGGTGTGCAAAGTTAAAATATCGTTGGAAATATCTTTAAAATAAACCTTTCCGTTCTTTTTGGCGATCATCAACGCTTCGGTCCATTGTCCACGCGAATAATTCCAATCTTCGGATAGTCCACAACAACAACTATTTGGGCAAAGCTCTTTGAAATGAACGTCGGAAACATAGAAACGCATTCCGAGTTCGTCGCAAATTTGTTTCATCGCTGTAATATACGGGCGTTTCACGTTGCGGTTTAGTCGAAGATAACCCGACCCAACGGAATATTTAATGTAAAAGCGCGAAAGATCGAAACCGCACAATTTATTGATCGTCGGAAAATATTGTTTTAGCGTTGGCGAACGTCTATCAACGCAAAAGAATTCCGTCGAAAGAGCTGACGCGCCCACCGAATAGGCGCGTTTTATAAGTTCCTTATATGACGGATCGCTTATACCAATAATAAAAGGGCGAAGCCGCAAGGTTGCGCCGCCGCAATTCAAATTTGCTATGCGACCGATCGCCGCAAGTCGTGATTCCGGCGTAGGAACGTTGCGTTCTATTTGACGCGCTTTTTCTTCGTCTAACGTTATAATCGAAAACTTTACGTTCCAGTTCTTCTGGTCTTTAAATAACGACGTATATCTTTCGTCCTCGGTCCACCAGACGGATTTTGTGCTAAACGACAG